CGTTCCTTTGATGTACCTCCACAGACTTCCCATGCCGGACAAGGAACCGGCGAAGTCAGCCGCCCTCCCATAGATGCCGTGGTCAGATGGGTAGCCTGCTGCCGTGATGGCACCCGGCCTATAGGTACTCGTCACGGCAAGACCAAACCGCTTGGCAAGCGTAGTCGCCCAGCCATAGCCCGACCCGCCAAGTCCAGAGACAGCACCAAGAAGGCCCTTCACCTTGCCCCAGACCCACTTCACGATTGTCGGCAGCATCCTATTGAATGGAGCAGGAAGTCTTGGCGGCTTCGGCAGTCCATCGATCACGCCACCAAGCACATCAGAGACATCGCCCTTCGGCCCATTGTCGAGCATAGCGTCCCAGCCACCAGAGGGGTCACCTCTAGCAACACTTCCATGCGTCTTGCGACTTGAGTAACCAGTACTCGACGGCGAACCCCAAGTGACCTTATTGATGTCGACACCAGGTAGCACATTGATCACGCCGATGATCTTATTCACGAAGCCACCAACGGTACGAAGCACAGCGTTCCACGCTCTAGAAGTCTTGCCGACTATCCAGTCCCAAGCTCCGCCGATGAGACTCTTGATGCCATTGAAGGCGAGCTTCACGCCACCCTTCAAGAGCTTCCAAACACCCTCCAGAACGAGCATGAACGCCTTGCCGAACAGCTTAGCCCCGCTAGTAATGAGCTTCCATGTCGCATCTGACACACCATTGAAGTGCTCGAACGCCGCCGACCAGTCTCCCCTGATCACCGCGAGGATAGCTCGAACAGCATGGACCAACAGGTCTAGAGCGCTACCAACGGCTTTGGCAGCGAGCTTGACGATAGGACCGATGGCACTCCATACAGCACTCCACTTGTCCTTGATGAAACCCGCCACGGCAGCGACAGTATCACCGATGTCACGGAAGAGCGGAAGAATCTGCTGCAGGGCCGGGGCCAGAGCGGAAAGCCAGATACCGGCAATCTTCTTCACGCTGTCGATGATCCCGGGGCCGTTCTCCTTGAACCATCCGACAACATCGCCAAGCATCGGGCCGATGCTGCCCCACAGTCCACCAAGCCAGTCCATGATCGCAGGGCCGTTATCCTTGAACC